GTCGAATACTCGAGCGACATCGAGGATGCGAAGTCCGCACTCCTCCGTGAGCTCATGATCTTGGAGTTAAGTCAATGACAATCGAACAACTCGAAGGACAGCGCCAGTCTACAATCGCTGCCGCTAAAGAAGTCCTCATCAACGGCGGCGACATGGCCGAAGCCAATCGCCTTCACGCATCTGCAAAGTCTCTCTCTGAGCGCATCGACATGCTCAAGGAGTTCGGCTCCGTGCCTGCTCCTGTCGCATCCGAAGCGCCAAAGTCTGAGCCATGGAAGTCCGGCAGTGTTGTACGGAATCCATTCCCTGGGCCAAAGGCTGAGGCTGATTACAAAGCATACGCATTCGGCCAGTGGGTGCGTGGTACGGTCCTCGGCAATGCTTCCGCAGCAAAGTGGTGCAACGAGCATGGCGTCAAGTCGCAGACCGAAGGTGACAATGGCGCTGGTGGATATACGGTTCCTGAAATCGTTTCGTCCAGCCTGATCTGGCTCCGCAACGAGTACGGAATCGCACGTCGCTATAGCCGCATCTACCCGATGACGTCTGACATCCTCAACGTGCCAAACGCCTCCACTTCGACCACGACTTATTATCCTGGTGAAGCGACAGCGATCACGGCATCGGACATCACCTTCACCCAGGTGGCCTTGACAGCGAAGAAACTCGCAATCTTGACCATCGTGTCGAAGGAACTGAACGAAGACACCGTCATCGACTTCGGTGCAACATTGGCGCAGGACTTCGCATACGGTCTCGCACTCGCTGAGGATGCAGCTGCATTCCAAGGTGATGGCACATCGACGTATGGTTCGATCACTGGAATCATGCCAAAGATCAAGGCGCTTTCTGGAACCTTCTCCAGCATCGCCTCGATGGTCGTAGGTCCTTCCGGTTCACAGACCAACCTGTCCAGTTTTACGCTCGCGAACTTCCAGTCGATGGTCGGCAAGCTTCAGCCATACGCGACCAGCCCACGATGGTACATGCACAAGAACGTGTTCTATCAAGGCGTCGCAGACAAGCTGATCGCCCTCTCTGGGAACTCGATCATGGACATCCAGAATGCCTATGGTCCTGAACCAACACTTTTCGGTATCCCGATCAGTTTCGTGCAGAACATGCCATCCGCAACCGGCGTCAGCAAGACGATGGTCGTCCTCGGAGATCTCTCCAAGGGTGTCGCGTTCGGTGATCGTCGTGGCGTATCGGTCGAAGTCTCCGATCAGGTCAAGTTCATCGAGGATGCGCTTACCTTCAAGGCAACCGAGCGCTATGCGTTCAACTGCTTCGATGTCGGAAACGTCACCGCAACAGTGGCCGATCAGGTTCCTGGTTCCATCATCGTTCTCCAGGCTGCCGCTTCGTAGGCTGTCTGACTTCGCAGTCAAGGGGAGCGGGATACCATTCCCGTTCCCTTTTTGTTTTTAGGATGTAAACCATGCCACTCACTAGGACTCAAGCACTCGACCGTCTCGCGTGGATGGTCGCATCCGACCAGTATCCTTTTCTCGATTCGACCGCACTACAGCAGCTCGTAGACGATCACGCTCGCTGGGCTGTCTGGTCCGCATCCACAGCCTTCGTGGTTGGTGACATCGTCATCCCGACCGTTGCAAATGGTCGACTCTACCAGTGCGTCATCGCAGGGACATCGAGCGCCACTGAGCCACAGTTCCCACAGTGGACCAGGACAACCGGCTACAGCGTCAATGACGGATCAGGTGACCTCTTGTGGCAGGACATCGGACCGGCGAACGTTGAGAGATACGACATCCGTGCAGCTGCGCGACAGGGATGGATTCGCAAAGCATCGAGCATCACGCACCTCATTGACGTCAAGGATGGTCAGGTCGACGCTAAAATGGCCGTGCTCCGCGAGCACTGTCTCGACCAGGCTAAGCGCTTCAGCCCGATGGTGTTCGTATGATCCCGGCAGCGTACAGCACAGCGCTCAAGAACGCGATCCAGGCGTATTCCTACGCTGACCGTGTCGCGATCTGGCGGACCGTCAATCAAGCGGATGGCATCGGTGGCGTCAGTCAGCACTGGATACAGGTCGCTGAGATTCGTGGCACCATCAGCAACACCGGCGATACCGAAGGCGTGGTCGGCGGCATGATCGAGCAGTCTGGTACATGGACGCTCACATGCTCACCAGACGTCGAAGTCAAGGCCGATGACAGAATATACACCAGCGGGAATCCTCAGAACCTCGCGCCATATTACGAGGTCATCGGATCAGACTACGGCCACACGAACGCAGTCAGTCAGACCATCGGACTTCGCGCCAGGACAAACGGTTAACTGTATCCACTGCGTGGTGCAAGCTTCGAGTCCATCGCACCATGATATGAGTGAAGTTATTGATGGGGTGTATGTATGAGTCCTGAGATGTGGGTGCAGATCGGTATCCAAGCGTTTATCACGACAGTGAGTATCGGTGCCGCTTGGGTGGCATTGCAGGTCAGGCTGACGCGCCTGGAGACTCAGGTGGCACACATCATCTCGACGCTTGATGGACAGCAGCAGGAAGTGCGCCGCATCGAGCAGAGACTCGGTAAACTTGAAAACAAGGTCAGCGCTCTGGAGGCGATCATACAAAGATGAACAGCATCAGTATCAAACGTTTAGTGGTCGTTGTAATCGTGGCTTTTACAGCTGCTTTTACTTCCGTGTTCGGTGATGGGGTCCGCACATCCGAAGCACACGACCTCAGCGAGCTGGGCGCAGTGCTGGCACTCTACGGTAGCAAGGCGGTAGCGGCGGGTGTCTCCGCTGCGGTGTCTAGTGTGCTGGCGTTCCTCACGATGCCGTTCAAGGGTGTGCAGGCGAACAGCCTGAAGGTGGGCAAATGAACCTGCAAAACTACAGGCTCGAGCCTAATCCAAACGTCCCCGGTGATTGGATTGTCTTCGGTGATATCTATGATGACCAAGGCAACCTGCTCGGAACCTATGGCCCGGATGGTACATCTGTCTTTACGTGGTGGGTCACGCAGGATGCAGACTTTCAAAAGAACTACGCAAATCAATTTGCTCTGGTAATGGCTCAGGAAATCGTTGCAGGGACGGCTGAATAATGGCTACTTACTATGTGAGACCGGACGGTAACAACGCCAACACTGGCACAGGACAGGCTGCTGGACAGGCGTGGCAAACACTTGCCAAAGCACTAGGCGCAACAGGTATTGCATCGGGTGACACTGTCTATATCGCTCCCGGTTCATACAATGAATCGGTGACTATCGGTATGACATCAGCCACTGCAACAACATCTGTTATTGGTGACCCTACAGCATCTCAGTTTACTGGAGTGGCGGCTGGGCCTGTCTATTGGACTGTCTACACTGCACTCGGAGCATCTCCTACACTTACGTCTATAACGGCTACTAGTAAGGATTTTTTATCATTTCAAAACATCTATTTTGATGGAGGAACTGTATCTTTTACTACTAGTCGTAATATGAGTTTTACAAACTGCCAGTTTATTTGTGGAGCAGGGAGTGGTTATGTCGTTACTTTGACATCACCAACAAGTACTGCTCTAAATGCAACATTTTCAAAGTGTACATTTACTGGTAAAGATGGCCTTGTAAATATTTCTGGTCAAAATGTGGCTGATACGACATCATTCATTAACTGTTTAGGTATGGGTTCAAGACTGGGATTTGTTTGCACAAATATTCAATTTACTGTTTTTAACTGCACATTCTTTTCCATACGACCAAATGAAGCAGTCTCAAATACTGGTGGTTCAGCCACATTTAGGTCAAATGTTGTAAATAATTTATTTTACAATTGCGCTCAAGCCATATATTCAGACACGGCAAATCGAGTAACGCAAAGTTATAACCGATTTATTTCTCTTGGAACAACGTTAAGTAATGTTGCAACTGATGCCACTTCGACTACGACATTTAGTTCAGGATTGATTTTCCCGTATCAGCTACAAAACAGCCTAGGGACATTCCAGATGTTTAGCAGTATCTTAGGTGGCCCTAACACATCCTACGGTACCGCAAGCGGCGCACCGGCATCTGATATGTACGGCGTGACGTGGACAGGCACAAGCCCAGATGCTGGCTCTGCCACATACCGTAGTTTGTCAAACGTGACACCGTACGTTCCAACAGAGCGGAACGCGTCTGCTATCACCATCGCTCCCGGCTCAACCTCACAAAGCATCGAGCTCTACCTTGGTGCTACAGGTCTGGTATTCAACACCTCTGGTCTAGCGGCCTACTACGTTAGGAATCAGTCGGCTCCGGTGGCTATAACGCTGGTAACGCAGACACCTACAGGCGCATGGACATCTGGTGGCTTTGCAGAGATATCGTCGAGTCTAGTGCCGGGCGTGTATCGGCTTGATGTGCCTAACGCCGCATTTGCCGCTGGCGCATCAGATGTTACGATTGTCGTTAGAGGTGCTTCTGGTACGAATGGAGCAGTCTTGACCGTTACACTTTCAAGTGGTGGATTGACGGCAGCGCAGACAGCCGCAGCGGTCTTTGATGCAGTTGCCTCATCGTACACAACTGCTGGATCAATGGGCGCACGACTTCTAAAAACTACGGTCGACAATCGTCCTGTGGATGTCGGGACATCGAATCACATCCAGGCTAATGTCCACGCGATTGTCGATTCAACAGCAGCTGCTTCCGAGCTCTCTGGCGCTCTCCTTCACAACGGAACAGATTACATTTCCGCAGATTTGTTGACGCCAGTGTCAGCTGCGACCAGCGTACACATCGGACCGTATCAACTCCTAGCTGATGGCCTCGGAGCAGATCAGCCACTTGATGTGAATGTGGGCACCGCCACGAGCATCGATGTCCAGGTCACTGACGCGAATGGCACAGGCATCGACATCACTGGCGCGACAGTCACGGCGAAGGTCTACAGCTCAGCGGGGACACTCGTGGCCACATACAGTGGAACAGCCACGTATGCGGACAATGGTCGCCTGACATTCGGTCTGACGACTACGGTGACGAACACGTCTGGCACGTACACTGTGACTGTGACCAGGACAACCGGAGCAACCGACACGCAGATTTTTGGACCGCTACGACTTTATGTGAGGCCAGTATGAGCGTAAACATCATCAACATCACCGAAGACCCGGAACAGGTTGTGCAGCTCGCAGCCTGGACGGGTGACTGGCACACGTACGTGGTGCGATTGGTGGATTCAAACGGCTCTCCGATTGACATCACGACAGGCACTCTCGCGGCGACATACACGACAGCCGCCACAGGCGTCGCTTATTCGTTTGGCGGAGGAAGCGCCACACTCACGAAGTCTCTCTCCTCACAGGGCATTGTGACGGTCCTGAACCCTGCCGCATACCCGACAGCAGCTGTCGTGCGTCTGACTTTGTCCTTCACCGTGTCGACTACCGTGCGACGCTTCGGTCCACTGCTCATCGAGGTCCTCGCTCCGTGACCGTCAATGTCGACCTATCAGGCTTTGACGACGCGGAGAAGCGTTTTCGCATGCTATCTGTTTTTTTGCAGAAGGCGGTGAGTGCTGCTTATACCGGCATGATCGCAAGCATGACTGGACCGAAATCAGGACGAAGGTACAAGATCCCGTTTACACAAACGACGTATCGAGCATCTGCGCCAGGAGAAGCACCAGCTGCGCCGACTGGTACTCTTCGGACATCAATCTTAATTAGCCCCG